GAATAATCTCTATTTAATCTAGTGTAATCTTCTATAGTTCCACCAGTTTCTTTCATAAATGTAACTAGTTTTTCTATATTCTCTGGCATCACTGGTATTACAGGAGCCTCTACTTTAGCAACAGGTTCTGTTACTTTTTCTATTTTTTCTACTTCAGTTATAGGAGATTTTATTGTTTTTTCTTCGGTGGCCCGTACTTCTTCAACCACGTCTTTGCCACCTGCTTTGTTTTCTTGTCTTTCGACAATAACATTGCTATCATCTGTTTTTTGTTCTTGAACGGCATTTTCTTTTGTATATACAGTGTTTATTTTTACTGGTTCTTCAGCTGTTTTCATATCTAAATTAACTTTAATAGTACTTCCTGTATCTTTATTAGTTAATTTTTTTGGTTTTTTGATTTTAAGAGGTTTTTTCTCTTTATCTTGGATTGTTTCTGACATAATATAATATAATAATTAATAATATTTAAGACATGTTAAATGCACTTAAATCTAGACCTTCAGGATCTTCAGTTTCAGTAAAATTAGTTGGTCCACTATCGTTTTTACGTTGACTAATCATTTCACTTTGTTGAGTACCTGATATTCTAGTTCTTTTATCTTTTCGATCTTCTATTTCTCTTTCTCTAGTTGTGTCTCTATCAATTTTTAATTGCTCTAATTGAACATTGTGACCAAAACTAACTTCTAGTAATTGTTGTTTAAGCTGCGCTTCTGTTTGTAATCTTTGTATTTCAAACTGAGATTTAGCTTGTTCTATCTGTACTTGAGTCTCAGCAAGAGCTTGTTGTTTCTGCATCTCAACCATCGCGGCTTTTTCAGCAGTTTCTTGATTAGCTTTTGCTTGAGCCTGTATATTAGCTTGTGCAGCTTGTTGAGCAGCTTCAGCTTTCTTTTTTCTTCTATACTTTAAAAATCTATTTGCTAGTTGTATATTTCTAACTTCTCTAATATCTATAGCGTCTTCAAGATCTATTTGTCCAGCTTTTAAAGCTACTTGTATATTCTCTTCTAGTTTAGCTTTTTGCTCTTCATCTGGTTCTAAGTTTAAAAATATACCAAAGTCATGAGTGTTTAAATTTACTAATTCGTCTAATGTACCAACATTGTATTGTGATATACTGTTTTCTAAAGCGTTTCTAGTTAATGGAAATTTTAAAGAGTCTGCAACTCTTAAAGATACATTTTCACAAGCTCTTAAAGTTAAAAACAATTGAGCTTGAAGTATGTGTCTAGTTGCTACGTTTGAATTAGCAGCAGCTAGTTTTTGTAAACCAACTAATGATTGCTTATCAGGCATTGAACCATCTCTAGCTTCATTAAGACCGGTTACATCTCTAATCATCTGTAAGTAATACTGATAAGTTTGTATTAGTGATTGTATTTTAGCTCCACCAGATCCAGACTGTAATTCTTGTATTGGAACTTTACCTCTATTAGGATCTCCATCAACAGTACTTGATCTACCTACAATACTACCAGTTTGAAAATACATATTTAAAGCTTCTCTAGGATTATAATTAGTTCCATTGCCTAAATCTACTTCTGCTAATCCATCCACGTCTAAGAATACACCATCTGGTACTACTCTAGCTAATACTTGTTGTATTTTTAAATGAGTTAATTGTATCATATCAGCAAAACCGGTAACTCTAGAAACTAAAGATTCTATTCTACCTTTGTACATTCTTGGTGCACAAACAGCGTAGTTTAAATAAACTTTATTAGTATCAGCTGTAGGTCTAGTCATATTTTCAGAAAGCTTCCATTGCATCATCATTGGGTGACCTAGTACTTTAGCTCCAGTATAAAGTGTTTCTATAGTTCTTGAAACTCTTTCAAAATTGTCATTAGGTTCTGGATTAAAAGTATCAGGCTTTTCTAAAGCTTTTTCAAGACCATAAGCATTTTTCTTTATTTTAAAAACTTGATCAGAGTAAGTTTTATATTCAAAATATAATACTTGAACAGTTAAGTCGTCATTTCTACCATTGTAATTTCTTAAATATTCTGCATTGCCAGGATATTTTTGTATTGTTTCCATCTCCTCATCAGTAAGACCTGGAAATTGTGTTTTTAAATCTTGCAAAGAAACAGACTTTACTTCTCCAGCATAATATAAGTCTTCAAAGTTAGGATCTTCAGTATAAGAATAAACTAAAGTAGCTGGATCTACGTATTCTACACATACGCCTCTAGCTCTATCCCATCTAGTTTTTACAGCACCAATGCCAAGAACTGTTAAGTCATAACAAATTCTTTGCCTTGTTAAATCATACTTGTTGTAGTCTAATACTTGATTTATAACTTCTTCTTCAGCTACTTCTACACTTTGTTTAAAGTCCATTTGTAAATGCACGGCTAACTCTTCTTTGTCTTGAGGAGCTGCGTCTGGGTCAACTGAGTTAAATCCATCACATTTAAAACAGCTTTAGCTTCTGTCAAGAAATCTTTAGCTACTATGTCTGTCATTAATCCTTGTGCATATTTAGTTCTTCTCTGTGAACAAACTGGATCTTGAGCAAAAGCATTTATCTCATAACTTCTATCAGCTATACCATTAACTACAATATCTACAAACTTAGATAAAACAGGCACTGGCTTCCAGTCTAAATTTAAATATGATAAATCACCGTCTATGGCTAATTCATCTTTATACTTTTGAACAGGTTGTTCACCTCTTGCATAAAGTCTTAATGTGTGATAATGATTATAATTAACAGCGTAACCAGACATGCCAGCTCCACCTCTGTAATTTCTAAACCATTCACCCTCTATTGCTCTACCCACAGCTAAACCATACTCTTCTGTTGCTTTCTCAGCATCAGAAACAACTTGATTTGGAAATGAACTATTATTGCTAGTATAAATTTGCGCCATATTTATTTTATAATTTTTGAAATGCTTCCCTTATTATCATATCTTTTAATTCCAAGATATATAGGTTGTACTTTTAAATCGGGTACAGGTCTATACCTGTTTTTATTACAAGCCATAATAGCAAGTCCAGAACTTATAGTAGCATCATGCTTTGTTCTGTTGTTTATGTTAAAAACCGCCCAATCTTCTAATGTCTTTTGAAGATACATGTCTCCATAGTCTTCATTGTTTAATCCTACATGTTCTTCAATATACGATTCTATAGCAGCTGCATGAGCTTGCTTAATATCTTCGCTTGAGTTAGGTATGCCACCTATTTCTTTCTCTGTGATAGATAATTTATTCCAAATTTTATCAGGTCTATTCATTGAATACCCTCTGTAACCTCTTCTTTTTAAATGATACAAAAGTCTAGGTTTGTTGTTTTCACACAGTATTGGCATGCCATAAAATACACAAGCCATTAANACATCTTCAAANAATATNTCAGCAGTTTGTGGTCTTGCTACATATTCTAAAAAGAAATGGTTAGGTGGTGCGTCTTCCATTGAAAACTTGGTTAAACCATGTAAAGCGCCGTTAGATCCTTTACCATCAACAGTTCCACTAATATCATAACTATCACAACCAAAACATCCGATGTGCTCGTTAGCAGGATATTTAATACCACTCTTTACTATTACTCGATTTTGTAAGTTTTTAGGTGGAACCCAAGTTATTAAAAATCTTCCATTATTGTCAGGTATAAAATCTACAGAAGTATCTTTAATACCATTGTGCCAAATAAACTTACCTTTAGTTACATTAGCCCTATTGTTAAATTCTTCATTATAATCTATCTGTTGATAAATTCTAGTAAGATTAAACAAACTTTGTTTTGACTCATCTCTAAAAGCATGTTGTTCTGTTCTAGGAAATTGTCTATAATATTCATTTAAACTGTCTTGATCATTCTTTAATCCTTCAACTTCGTTTTCCCAGTGTTCAATAACTCCTGTTGTAATTTCGTAACCATCAACTCCTTTGACTGGAGCGTCTTGTCCAGTGAAGACAGGAAGTCCAAAAGTATCCATGAATCCTTCGTAGTTCCATTCCATAGGGACGAAAAGAGAGTAGAGGCCAGAAGATGTTTGCCCGTTTCTATTTCTTTTTGTAACGTCTGAATTGTTGTATAATTTTTTGAAGTTGTTTCCACCTTTATCTAATGCGTTTGAAGTTGAGCCCATCATACACTTGCCTACGATTCTTGATCCTAGCCTTAGTGTTGTTTTTGTAAC